TCAACAAAAGTATATATTAGAGTTAGATAATATAAAAGCTAATGATACTAATTTTCAAAAAACATATAAAGAAATAGTCCAACAGCAATTAAAAAGCTTTATGGAGAATGATAATGCTGTATATCCTCAATTCAGAGGGTATAAATTAAATGATATATCAGGGAATAAAAGTGCAACTTGCACAGACTTTAAAGATATAAGAAAAGATATGTTTGAAGTAGTAGCTCAAGCATTTCAAATACCGTTACCTCTTATGTTTGGAGATGTTGACAATCTAGATACTACTATTAATCAATTCCTTACATTTTGTATAGATCCAATAGCAGATATGATGAGTGAAGAATTAACTAGGAAGATATATGGTAACTTTGAAAGTTGGAATAAGGGAAATTATATTGTAGTTGATACAAGTTCTATTTTACATATAGATGTACTTGATATAGCAGATAAAGCAGATAAATTAATTGCTTCAGGCATTTGTTCTATAGATGAAGCAAGAAAAATAATAGGATTCAATGCTTTAGATGAAGAGTATTCAACAATACACTTTATGACTAAAAATTATGATACTGCTGAAAATATGCTAAATAGTATTAAAAACAATGAACAATTAGAAGGAAAAGTTTAAAAAGGAGGGGATAACAGTGAATAGAAAATATTTTCAACTGACTAAAAATAATAATGAAGTTGATATACAAATTTATGGCGACATAACAGCCTGGGAATGGTATGAAAATGATATATCAAGTTATACATTATCTAAACAGATAGAAGGATTAGAATGTGACAAAATAAATGTATATATAAACTCATATGGTGGAGAAGTTGCTGAAGGATTGGCTATATACAATCAATTAAAGCGACATAAAGCAAAAGTAAAAACTGTATGCGATGGTTTTGCATGTAGTGCTGCTAGTGTAGTATTTATGGCAGGAGATGAAAGAATAATGTCTACTGCATCATTGCTTATGATACATAATGCATGGACATATGCTAGTGGAAATTCAAAAGAATTAAGAAAACAAGCTGATGATTTAGATGTTATAACTCAAGCATCAATAAATGCTTATATGCAAGAAGTAAATATTACAGAAGAAGAATTAAAACAAATGCTTGATAACGAAACATGGATAGCACCTCAAGAAGCTTTAGAAAAAGGATTTATAACAACTATAGTAAATGAAAAAGATACAAATGGAGCTAGCCAATCAGTTAAAAAGTCATTAATAAAAATGATTAAAGAAGCTCAAGCTAAAATTAAACTATTTGAACCAACTAAACTACAAGAGCCAAAACAGACCAAAGAACCAATAGTTGAATCCATTGCCCTGGATTCTTTTTTAAATTTAATAAGAAAAGGAGAAAAGAAATGAGAATAGGAAATAAAAATAATTATACAGATGCCCTACAAAGAGCATTAACAAATGGGACAGAAGAAGAGCAACAACAAGCTTGGAATGATTTTTCAAATGCAATAGTAGAAGAAATAAAAGCAGATGCTCAAATATATGCACAAACTGGAGATAAAAATATATTAGCACAAAGAGGATATAGACAACTAACTAGTGCAGAAGAAAAATTCTACAATAAATTTATAGAAGCAAGTAAATGCAGAAATATACAACAAGCAGTAACTACACTAACATCTTTAACTAGTAATGATTTAATGCCAGATACAATAATAGAAGATGTTTACAGAGATTTAGTAGAAGAACATCCATTATTATCTAAAGTTAAATTCCAATCAGTAGCGTATGCAACTAAAATTATAATGAATGATCATACTAAACAATCAGCAGTTTGGGGAGAGATAGATGCAGAAATAACTAAAGAAATAACTTCAGCATTTAAACTGTTAGAAATGACACAAAATAAATTAACAGCATATGCAGTAATACCAATGGGATTATTAGATTTAGGTCCAACATTCCTAGATGCTTATATAAGAACAATACTTAAAGATGCAATAGCAACTGCATTAGAAGAAGCAATAGTAAAAGGCGATGGAAAAGGAAAGCCAATTGGATTAATGAAGAAATTAACTGGAGCAGTAGATGGTGTTTATCAAGATAAAACTGCATTATCAGTAACAGATTTTGGTGTTAAATCCATGGGGGCTTTAATAGCTAAACTAGCTAAAAATGAAAAAGGACAAAATAGAGCGGTTAGCAAATTAACATTAATTTGTAATGCTAATGATTACTATACTTTAGTAGCACCAGCAGTAAGAGTTCAAAACATGAGTGGTGCCTATGTTGACAATTTTGCATTTCCTATGGAAGTTGTAATGAGTGAAGCAGTTCCAACTGGCAAAGCAGTTATGGCTATGCTAGATAATTACTTTGTAGGTGTAGGATTTCCTAAAGAAGGTGTAATAGAATTTTCAGATGAATATAAATTTTTAGAAGATCAAAGAACATATAAAATAAAAACTTATGGAGTTGGTAGAGCAATAGATGAAAACAGTGCTTTAGTATTAGATATAAGTGGATTAGAAGAAGCAGTTATACCTGTTAAAGTAAAAGGAACTGTAGCAACTAAGGAACAAGCATAATAATAAAAGAAAGACTAGTCTATGACTGGTCTTTTCTTTTTTTTAGAAAGGAGAAGTCATGGATAAATTATTACAGGAAGTAAAAGATCATCTAAATATAACATGGGATGAAGAAGAAACAAATAGAAAAATAGAACGAATAATTAAAGATGCAATAGCAACACTTAACTGGAAGTTAGGAGCAGAAATAGATTATTCAGAGGAAGAAGGGCAAGAGCATAATCTACTATTAGACTATTGTATGTATGCTTATAATCAATGCACAAATGAATTTGATAATAATTATTTCAATGAAATAATGCAAATTAGACAAAAATATGAGGTAATTCAGTATGAACAAAGTAAGTAGATATAATGATGGCTTTATAAGAGTTTATGAGGAGATACCTAGAAAAGTTAATTTTGGAGCTAAGGAAAATACTAACTCTAAAGAAAATCTTAAATTTATTGTTAAACTTGCATATGAAGAATGTAGCAAAAGACAGCAGGACCTAGAATTTGCAGAGGCAAGTTCTAGGACTTTAAATTTAAAAGTTAAGACTAGGTTTTATAGTGGATTAAAAAATAATTATAAAGTAGTGATAGAAAATACATTGTATGACATTGTTTATATAGATGAAGATAGAAAAAATAGAGAACTATATTTTTATTTAGAAGAGGTGATGACTATTGAGTAAATTAGTTGGAACACTTGGAAAAATAGAAGAAGCATTAGCAAGTTTTAAGCTACCAGTATGGTATGGAAAGACTTTTTGTAAATCAGATGATAAATGGAATTATTTCGTTTTTAATAAAAAACAATTTAATAGAAGTGGGAAAAGTAAAATAGATTTTAATTATGACTATCAAGTACATATTATAATGGAAAATTATATAGAGGAAGGATTTGAACAAAAGGTCATAAAAAAAATAAAAGAAAATACAAATTTAAAACTTATAGATCAACCAATGCAGTTTAATTACGTTCAAAAAAATAAAACAAATTTAGTAGTAGAAATACTAACACTAGAATTCACAAAAACTTTTAAAGGATGTGATATAAATGGCTAGTGTTGAGTTTAGTATTAAGGATGAAGATATAAATAAAATAAATGAAGCAATAACAAATTTTGAAGGCAATGCTGAAAGAGTTATAAATGATTATTTAGGAACACAAGCAAAAGAAAAGTTTATACAATCTATAACTAACTTAATTCCAGTATCACGTGTAAATAAAAGAAGACATGCCAAAAATAGCAACCCACTTGATGGAAAAATTAGAAACAACTTAACATTATGGATTCATACAAAACCAAAGTTTAACTATTTATATTTTCCACAAAATGCAGAAGGAACTTCAAAGGGAAAAATACCAAATGATTTTATGGAAAGAGGTATAGACGCAGAATATGACAATGTTGTAAATGGAATATTAGAAAAATTACAAAATGGATTGGAGGGAATGTAATGACTAAATTAATAACCGTATTTTCTGAGTATGAGATAAAAAATAGTGCAATTAAAATTAATGATGGCACAGATACAGGATTTAAAAAAGTTGGATGCGTGGGGAAAATAGAAGAAACTCTTGATTGTATAACAGTTACGAAAAAGTGTGAAGGAGTAGTAAAAAAAACAGTTACAAGAGGAGCTGGAACAGGAGAATCTAAGATAAGCTTACATATGAACTATAATTTATACACACAAATATTTGGAATGGATGATGAAAATTTATTAGATGGAGTATATGGTTATGGTACTAATAGCAGACATAGAGAGTTTACATATGTAGGTGAAGTTATGGATGAAGATGGAAATATAAAATATAAAGCTTATCCTAAATGTGCAGTTAAAACTGGACCATCTAACACAATAGAAAATGGTGGAGAAGAAGTACAAGAAATAGAAGTTACTTTCTCACTTTATCCAGATGATTATGGATATTGTGAATATGAAGCACCTGCAATAGAATTAGATGATACAACAAAAGGAAAATGGATGACAGAATTTACTCCTGAGTTATTAAGAAAGACAACATCACAATCACAATCAGAGGGTACAGTATAGGAGGATAAAATGAATATAGTATTAGAAAATGGAGAAAAAATAAACCTAACACTAAATTTCGGAAGATTATTACAATTAAAAAAAGAAAATAAGCCTATATATGAAAAGTACAATAAAGTTTTAGCAAACGGGGCAAAAGATGTAATTGAAGATACAATTATAGTTATATATACTGCATATTTATGTGGTATCTTAGAAAAAGACAAAGTATTAAAAGACAATATATTAAGTTTTGAGCAATTTGCAGAAGCACTTCCTCCAAATTTTGTAGAAATAAATAATATATGTCAAGAATTAATAACACCAAAAAAAAAGATGGATTTAGAAAGCCGTTCATAAAGAATACTGGAAAAATAAAAGGATCAAAAATTAAAATACCTAAATTTGTTTTAGAGGACGTAGAAGATTATTATGCTTACTACGTCCTTTGTTTAGGTATATCTGAAGATTTATTTTGGAATGCCGATTATTCATTTTTATTGTCGGTAGTCGAAAATAAATGTGCTTATGAAAATTATATTAATTATATAAAAATAATAGATTTAGAAAGGAGGTAGAATATGGCTAGACAAAATCAAGCAAAAATAGAATTTAAAGCTGTAACATCAGAATTCACTAATGGAATAAGAGGAGTAAATAGTTCATTAAAAACAATGCAAAATGAACTAAAATTAAATTCAGCACAATTAAAAGGCAATGGAGAAGATGCAAGTTTACTAACACAAAGACAACAAATATTACAGAGACAATATGATGCAACTACACAAAAGATAGAATTAACACAAAGGTCATTAGAGGAAGCAAAAAGATTGCTCGGAGAAAACTCAACAGAATATAGAAATTTAGAGAATTCTTTATTAAGAGCTAGAACAGCTCAACAGAATATTCAAAATGAGTTAAATCAGACATCAAGAAGATTAGAAGATCTAGAAAATTCAGCTAATGATGCTGAACAGGATGTTGAAAGTTTATCTCGTGAATTAAATGATTTAGGAGATTCAGCGAGCAATTCAGAAGGTGGATTTACAACATTAAAAGGAGCAATATCTACATTTGCTGGAAATGTACTAACTAGTGCAGTATCAAAGATTGGGGAATTATCATCGCAACTTTTAGAACTAAATGAAGAAACAAAAGAATTTAGAATGAATATAGCTAAGTTAGATGGTTCTACATCTCAATATGGTTATTCTACTGAATTTACTAATAAGAAAATGAAAGAACTTTATGGATACTTTCAAGATGACCAAGTTGCAGTAAATACAATAAGTAACTTACAAGGTATGGGACTTACAGAAAAGGAGTTAAATAATACTTTAAGTGCTAGTATAGCTGTATGGACTGCATATGGAGATTCTATACCAATTGAAGGATTAACAGAAAGTGTAAATGAAACAGCACAAGTTGGAAAAGTCACTGGGAGTTTAGCGGATGCATTAAACTGGGCAGGTATTTCAGAAGATGACTTTAATAAAAGATTAGAAAAGTGCAATTCAACTAAAGAAAGAGCACAATTAATTACAGATACACTAAATGGTGCATATGGGAAAAGTAAAGAAACATATGATAAAAATACAGAGTCTCTAAGAAAAAATAATGAAGCTAATTATGAGTTAATAGATGCACAAGCTAGATTAGGTGAAGCAATAGAACCAGTAGATACAGCAATTACAAATTTAAAAGCAAGTGCTTTAGAAGCTATTGAGCCAGTTATAAAACAAGTTGCAAATGGAATAAATGGACTAATAAAGGCTTTTAATGGATTACCACAAGAAGCTAAAACAACAATAGTAGCTGTTACTGCCATTGCAACTGGGATAGTAGTATTAATTGGAGTTGCAGGAGCTATATCTTCAGCATGGGGTGTTATAACAGGTATATTTAGTGCAGGAATAAATGTATTTGCAGGAGTTGGAGGAGCAATAGCTGCAATATCACCGCCTATATTAATAGCAGTAGGGGTAATAGGTGCATTAATAGCAATAGGGATAGCATTATACAAAAATTGGGATACTATAAAAGTAAAAGCCACGGAAATATGGAATAATATATCAAATACAGTTTCTAATGCATGGAATGGAATAAAAACAAAAGCTACGGAAATATGGACAGGTATAAAAAATGTAATTGTAAATATTTGGGAAGGTATAAAAACCGTTTTCAGCACGGTGTTAGAAGTAGTAAAAGTATGTATTACAACATACTTTAATTTTTATAAAACAATTATAAATACGGCTTTAAATGTTATAAAAACAGTTGTAACAAGTATTTGGAATGGAATAAAGACGGTATTTACAACAGTATTAAATGTTATAAAAACAGTAATTACAACATACTTTAATTTTTATAAAACAATTATAAATACGGCTTTAAATGTTA